AAAGCTAAGTTTAAGAGTCAAGAGAATACGTGGTACTTTCCAAGTGGGGCTAGAATAGAATTTGGGTATTGCGAAAACTTACAAGATGTGTTAAGATATCAAGGACAGTCCTACTCTTGGATTGGTATAGATGAGCTACCTCAGTATGCTAATTCAGATATATGGCAGTTCTTAAAGTCATCACTACGTACTACAGATACCAGTATACCGTTACATATGAGGGCTACAGGTAATCCAGGTAATATAGGATCAGCATGGGTTAAAAAGTTATTTATAGATCCTGCTGAACCAAATACAAGAATAACTGAGAAGATAGAATATGAGCTAGATGGTAGAACACTGTCAAGCGAAATAACAAGAAAGTTTATAGCAGCATCAGTATGGGATAATCCGTATCTCACACAAGACCAAAGTTATGTTGCTATGTTGGCATCTTTACCAGAAGTTAAACGTAAGCAGTTTCTATATGGTGATTGGGATGTCGTAGATGAAGGTGCATTCCCTGAGTTTGATAAGGCAGTACATACGTGTGACAGTTTTGAGATACCTAATGGGTGGACTAAGATAAGAGCAGCAGACTTTGGATATGCAGCTCACTCAGCAATATTATGGGGTGCAGTAGATTATGATGGCTGTCTGTGGATATACAGAGAGTTATATGTCAATCGTTTGACGGCAGATAAGTTAGGTCAGATGATTATGGAAGTAGAGTCTGATGATGGTAGAATACAAGATGCACTATTAGATAGTTCATGTTGGGCTAAAAGAGGTGATGTAGGTCCATCAATAGCAGAGACTATAAATAGAGAAGGATGTAGGTTTAGACCATCAGATAGATCACCAGGGTCTAGAGTTGCAGGTAAGATAGAGTTGCATAAAAGATTGATGGTTGATGAAGATCTAGATGAACCTAAGATAAAGATACTAAAGAATTGTAAGAATTTAATTAGTCAGATTGCTGCACTACCAACTGACCCTAGAAACCCAGAAGATGTAGATACTAAATCAGAAGATCACTTGTATGATGCACTAAGGTATATGATAATGTCTAGGCCAACAAACATAAGAGTAGCATATGAAAATACACCTAAACACCGTTACCAAGCTTCCGACTCTACGTTTGGGTATTAAGTGTTTTGGGTGTACGTTGCTATGATTGCAGCGTTTATATTGATTATCGGTGTATTTGTGTATTGTCATAAGGATTAATTATGCGGAAACCTAGAAATTATAAAAAAGAATATGTTAGAACTCAAGGAACCGCTAAAGGTAAACTAGATAGAGCAGGTAGAAATAAAGCTAGAAAGATGTTAAATCCTCCAAAAGGTATGGAAGTACATCATAAGAATGGTAATCCTAGAGACAATAGCAAGAAAAATTTAGCAGTAGTTTCTAAAAAAATTAATAGAACCTTGCAACCTAAGAGGAAAAAATATGGTAGATAAAAACGAATTAAGTGCATTAGAAGATGATGACACTGAAGAGGAAACCTATGATAATTTAGTTAGCTATGTTAAGGGTAGGTATGAAAGAGCAAGAACTAGACGATATTCAGATGAGGAAAGGTGGGTGCAAGCGTATAGAAACTATCGTGGTTTATACGGTCCTGATGTACAATTTACTGAAACTGAAAAGTCAAGAGTATTTATTAAAGTAACTAAAACAAAAGTATTAGCTGCATACGGTCAACTTATAGATGTTCTATTTAGTCAAAATAGATTTCCTATAGGTATAGAACCTACAACTTTACCTGATGGTGTATTAGATACTGTTCACATAGACCCAAAAGAACAGGAACAGGAAGATGCGTTAGATCAAATAAAAAACCAATACGGTTATGCTGGTGATGGTTTAGATTTAAAACCTGGAACCACCACAGATATGCTCAAAGAGATGCTTGGTCCTCTAAAAGAAGACCTAGAAGAATTAGAAGGCCTTAAAGAAGGACCAGGACAGACACAATCTGCTATTACATTTCATCCTGCTATGGTTGCAGCTAAGAAGATGGAAAAGAAAATTAAAGATCAATTAGAAGAATCTTCTGCAACTAAACACCTACGACATTCTGTGTTTGAGTGTGTGTTGTTTGGTACTGCAATAATGAAAGGTCCGTTTGCTGTAGATAAAGAATATGCAAACTGGGATGAAGAAGGTGAGTATGATCCAATAATTAAAACAATACCAAAGGTAGAGTATACTTCTGTGTGGGATTTTTATCCTGATCCAGATGCATTTAATATAGAAGATGCTACTTATACAATTGAACGTCATCGTTTGACTAGACCTCAATTAAGAGCATTAAAGAAACGTCCGTTCTTTAGGTCTAGTGCAATAGAAGAAGCTATTAGTTTTGGTGAAAATTATTCACAAGAGTGGTGGGAAGATAGTATACAAGACTCTGAAACTTCCTCTGACTTTGGAAGTGATGGTCATTCTGCTGGATCAGGTAATGTAGAAAGATTTGAAGTATTAGAGTTTTGGGGTACAATAGATAAAGACATTGCATCAATGCAAGATTTAGAAATACCTGAAAAGTATATTGATGATGATGAAATACAAATTAACTGTTGGGTGTGTAACAATCAGATCCTAAGATTTGTTATTAATCCATTCACACCTAAACGTATTCCTTACGTTGCAAGTCCATACGAGATTAACCCATACAGTTTCTTTGGTGTAGGTCTAGCAGAAAACATGGATGACACTCAAACATTGATGAATGGTTTTATGAGACTAGCAGTAGATAATGCTATACTCTCAGGTAATCTATTGATTGAGGTAGATGAAACAAACCTAGCACCTGGTCAGGATCTTACAGTGTATCCTGGTAAAATCTTTAGAAGACAAGGTGGTGCGCCAGGACAAGCTATATTTGGTACTAAGTTTCCAAACGTGTCAAGTGAAAACATGATGCTATTTGATAAAGCAAGAGTATTATCAGATGAGTCATCAGGTCTACCATCGTATTCATATGGACAAACTGGTGTGCAGGGAACAGGTAGAACTGCATCAGGTATCTCTATGTTAATGGGTGCAGCTAGTAATTCAATACGTACAGTGATTAAGAATATGGATGACTATATGTTACGTCCTATGGGTGAATCACTATTTGCATTTAATATGCAGTTTGATTTTGATCCAGAGATACGTGGTGACTTAGAAGTAAGAGCTAGAGGTACTGAAAGCTTTATGAAGAATGAAGTTAGATCTCAACGTCTTATTAGTTTCTTACAGATTGCAAGTAGTCCTGTATTAGCTCCGTTTGCTAAGTTCCCATACATCATGCGTGAGATAGCGGCGACAATGGATTTAGATGTTGATAAAGTAACAAACAATCCTGAAGAAGCATTTAGACAGGCAATATTGTTACAGCAAATGCAAAAAGAAATTGTAGAAGAAAACCCAATGCCTCCACAAGGATTAGATCCAACTGGAACAGGAGGTGGTAATATAGGAACTGGTCAAGCTCCTGCTCCAGGTGAGCAAGGTTTTACTACAGGGGGTGGTCCTAATGCAGGAACACAACAACAACAGCAACAGGCTCAAGCACCTCAAGGTCAGGGTGGTGGACAACAAATACCACCAGAATTATTAGCAATGATGCAGCAAGGAGGTGGTGGTAATGCTTGACGTTAAAACTGCTAGAGACATTTTACCGTTAGTAAATACACCAGACTTTGAAGAATTGTTTAACTTATATTTAGATTCTAAAAGACATGATGCGCTACGTGTACTAGAACAGAGCGATAATAAAATAGAAATATATAGAGCGCAAGGTGCTATCGGCATACTCAGAAAGTTAAAAAGTATGCGTGTAGAAGTACAAACAGTATTAAAAGGAACTTAACATGGCTCGTAGACCTATTGAACCACAAATCAAACAAGGCTTAGAAAAGAAATTTAAAGCAGAGGGTACAAAAAGAGAAGCTGTTTTAAATCAACTATTAAAAATAATAATGAGAGGTGAAGTTCCTAAAACTTTAGATAAAAATCCTTATGATACTATTGTTGGATATAATATAGTAAAATTAAACAAACCATTAACTAAAATGACAATAGGAGAAATAAGAGCAAATGGTAGAGAGATAGTTAATAAAACTAAAGGAAAATTAAATGATCCAAATGGAGGTGGATCTTCAGCAGTTGGTGCATTTCAAATATTATCTAATGAATTTAAAAAAGATCAAAAAGACGGTATAAAAAAAGTTATTCCTTATTCTTCAAATTTAGGAAGATTACAAAAATTAGCAGGTTTATCAGATGATACTCTTTTTACACCTGAAGTTCAAAAAACATTAGCTAAAGAGTTAATATTAAATATTGCCGATAAAGAATTAACTGAGTATGTTAGAGAACCTTCACAAAAAAATGCTTCAGCACTTATTTCTAGAATAGGTAGAAATGGTAATCCTAGAAATAAAAATACAGATGGATGGGCAAGTATAACTGATCTTGAATATGTAGGAAGAAGTACAACAAAAACCCCAAAACTTAATTATGGAAAAGGTTATATTGAAAAATTAGTTGAAACGTATGATGAAGAACCATTAGATAATAAAACTACAGACGATCAAATGTCTAATTTAGGTCTTTCATCAAATCAATCTGAAACTCAAAGTAATCCAAATAAAGATCGTAAAAATCAAAATACTACTATAGATCAAATTGTAAATAGATTTCGTAATGTTTTAAAAGAAAAAGAAACAATAAAAACTCTCAAACAAATTGAAACTGCTCAAGATGTTTTAAGTACAGCAGGACCAGGTACATCTTTATCAGGAGTAGTAGATAAATTATTAAAAAGTAAAAACATTGAAAAAGATGTAAATAATTTAGATGATAAATCTACGTTTGATATATTTAAATATATGCGTGATGCAGTTAATGAAATTTTAGGGATTAAAGAAGCAGGTGCATCTGAAAAATTTAATATAGATCAAATTAAAACTTTGCAACAAAAATTTAATGATATGATATCTAGAACAGGACCAGGATTTGATACATCTGATACTGGAGTAAAAAGAACAGAAATACCTGATATTCTTTCAGAAGAAGCTGGGAGTCTTCCAAGAGGAGATGCAGGAAGTGGTACAATGACATATGGCCCTGGAACACAGTTTGATAAAGTAGATATGGACAATAGCCGAAAAACAGAAGGTATCCTAACTGAAGATAATTTAGATGATCCAGCAGGTGAACCATTACCAGGAATAGAACCACCTATGGGGCAAGTTGTAGGACCACCAAGAAGAACTGATGATATTAATCTTGCTGTTGCTAATGAACGATCTGAAACTCAAAAAAATCCTAACGAGCAAGTAGATTATTCTATCGTTGCTAAAGTAGATGATGATACCGAAATGGGTTATGGTGATGAATTAGGTCTTGTTGATAGGTTTGAAGAATCTACTGAGATAGGTTCTGGTAAAGAATTAGAACCAGAAAGAAACAGAGAACCTAGAGAACGATCTGAAGTAGATCTTGATTACTTTGCAGATGAAGCTCAACCTAGAGGTGGTGAAGCTGAACAAGAGGATATAGATGCTGGAAGTAGTCCAGTAGATTTTTCATTTATAAAAAGTTTATTTTCAGGTGGGTTTGATACAGATAGTAGCACGAACAGTGACACAGATTACTTTGCTGATGAAGTAAATCCTTTAGGTGGTGAAGCTGATCCTAATGAAGATGTAGCTAGATTTAAAGAAGGTGGAGTAGCAGAAGCAAATTTTGATGGTAAAGATGAGGATGAAGGTGATCCTCCACCATTAGCTACACCAAAAGAAGTAGCAGACGATATACCTGCATTATTGTCAGAAGGTGAATATGTACTACCTGCTAATGTTGTAAGATATATAGGATTAGAGCGTATCATGGATATGCATCGTCAGATATTATCAGAAATAAAACAGATGGAAGATCTAGGTATGATCCAGAATGTTGATAAAAATGGTGAGCCTGAAGAAGATGACAAAGAGATGAAGTTCTTAGAACCAGAAGAACCAGAAGAAGGTGAAGAGGCTGTATCCAAAGGTACACTTATTATTGCATCATCTAAACCAAAAGGTATGATGTGTCCAGAGCCATTAAAGTTTAATGGTGGAGGTGGAGCAGATTCTGGTTCTGGAGGAGATGACGCTGGTGATGGACCTGAAGGAACAGCAGCAGACGCAGCAGCAGCAGCAGCAGATGGACAAGATGATGGTGGTGAGGATGCACCTACAGAAGCAGGAACAAATGATGTTTCTGGTCAACCTGATGAAATAGACGATAGAGATAGAGATTATTTTGGAGGCCCAATAGGTGATTTAGGTCCAGTGGAAGCGGATATAGGTATTGATATGCCAGCGCAAGCGGCGCAAAATATCGTGGGAGTAGAAAACCCATTGGATTTTTCTAAGGAATATGAAGGGTTACGGGAAACGCTTTCCCCTGGTCAATTTAATCAGGCAAAAGATTTTGGTTTAATGTCTTCAATTGCTGCTATGCAAGCTTTGTCTAGAGCAGAAGACAAAGATAAAGCTATAGACGCAGTGGTAGATGCGCGATTGTCACATGACCCTTCTATGTCACAACTAGATTTAAATAACGCACTTGACAGAGGTTTTAGAATGGAAAATCCTACGATGGCTGGTTTAATGTCTGGAATATCAATGGTAGGCGGTTTTATGCCTGGTCCTGTTGGTGCAGTTTTTTCAGCAGGTAATCTTGCTAATAAAATGAGTGGGAGTGGAAATACATTAGCTGGTCTTTCAGGTATTCCCACTGCTGACCCTTCAAAATCTGCTGGTCTTCAAGCAAACTTAGATTCAATAATGGATCAAGCAGCTAAAGATGAAAGTGACATTCAAGGTTCAAGAGACATGGACATCGCTGGTGGTGGTGAGGTTGATTTTATGGACTTTGAAAATTTAGATGGTAAAATTAAAGGAAAAGATATAAAAGTAGATAAAGTAATAGAAGACTTAAAAGAAAAAAATGTGTATATACCTGGAGTTGGTTATTTTCCTCTTCCAAGTTTAATGTCACCCAAAGATGAATAGTGTGACATTAGTATAGGCTACCTACTACCCTTCTTATGGTGAGAAGCTACTAGTAGCCCCGAAAGAAAGAAACTAAAATGGAATCAGTACAACAAGAAATTAAAACATCCCCTTTAAACTCACGTTATAAAAGAGAATCTATTGAAGAGGTAGATAAAGAAATAGAAGAATTAGAAGCTCAACGTAATCAAGAAGAAATAGAGCCAGAAGAAAATTTAGAACCAGAAGAAAAAACATTTAAGAAAAGATATGGAGATCTTAGAAGACACTCTCAACAAATACAAGAGCAACATAGCAGTGAGTTACGTAAGCTTCAAGAACAGGTAGAAAGCTTAACACGTAAGCAAGTTAAATTACCTAAGACTGATGCAGAGCTAGAAGAATGGACTGAAAAATATCCTGATGTTGCTAAGATAGTAGAAACTATTGCTACAAAGAAAGCAGTAGAAGCTCGTAAAGATGTAGAAGAAAAACTTAAATACGTTGATGAATTAAAACTTAAAGTCCAAATGGAAAAAGCAGAGAATGAATTAGAAAAACTTCATCCTGATTTTGCAGATATAAGAGCAGATCAAGAGTTCCATGATTGGGTTTCAGATCAACCTAAATGGATACAATCAGCACTCTATGAAAATGATAATGATCCTAGAGCAGCTGCAAAAGCAATTGATTTATATAAGTTAGAAACTAAAAAAACTAACAAACTAAAATCAAATAAAGATGCAGCTAAAGCAATTTCTAGAACTTCCAGATCTAGTGAACCTGCAAATCAAGATAGAAATATTTGGTCTGAGTCTAGAGTAAAGAATTTAACAAGTTCAGATTGGGATAAACATGAAGAAGCTATTTCAGAGTCAATTAAAAATGGTACATTTTCATATGATTTAACAGGTGGTGCTAGATAAAGTACTTGACAATTTAAACTAAATGTGTTATACTACAGACAATTATAAAACTAGCTATAAATAAAACATAGCTAGTTTCTTTTAGGAGCCTCTTCTGAAGTTACAAAAGACTACCTCCTGTTCACGCTAACTCTAAACATATCAACTACCTACAATCGTTAGGCCAGGATTACCCTCACCCTAAAGATGTAGCCTTGAAACTGTCAAAGTTGGCTCGTTTCGATATATATAGCCGAAAGGAGATAACCAATGGCTTTTAAGACTGCAACTGGTTACGGAAACCTACCTAATGGTAACTTCTCACCTATAATTTATAGTAAGAAGGTACAGTCAGCTTTTCGTAAAACTAGTATATGTGAAGATATTACCAACAGTGATTACTTTGGTGAGATCGCAAATTTTGGTGATACAGTGCGTATCATTAAAGAGCCTGAAATAACGGTTCAAGAATATGCTCGTGGCACACAAGTACAGCCACAAGACCTACAAGATGATGACTTTACTCTAGTCGTTGATAAAGCTAACTACTTTGCTTTTAAAATTGATGACATTGAAGAAGCTCATTCTCATGTAAACTTTGAGTCAATGGCTAGTGATCGTGCTGGCTATCGTCTA